GCCGTCTTTTGCTTGCTCTTGTTTTGCTCTAGCTTCGTCTATTCTCAAACCAACCAGTTGGTTGCTTAACGCAGTTGTTGCTGCGCGATCTTGTCTTGACTCATCACGTTGTAACGCTTGCGAGTTCATGCTCGTCAAACGCTCCATCGCTTTGTTAAGCGCATCCTCGTCCATGTTGGCGAAACTACGCTGCAACTGCGAAGCAAACGGAAGAATTGAAGGATGGATAACTCCGCCTTGTATTAACGGCGTAAACGGATTCTCATTGGTTCCAGTTTGTTGCGTTGGAGCCATAACGGTTTGGGTGTTTCCATTGAAGTCAGTGACAACAAGAGACTCACCTTTCTTGATGCTTGTTACAGTAGGCTTGCCAGCAACTGCGCGGAAGCCACCGTCCGGCATCCGTTCATAAATAATTCCGCCAGCCTCTTTAGTTTCAGGTTGCATCGCCCCTTGAATTGTTTTTGCAGCAGTTAATGCCTTGTCGATTGGGACACCCTTAGAGACAGCAGCAGATAACAGACGCTCGACATCAAGACGAGGCATACCGTAAGTCTTTTGTTCCTCATAAGGTTCAGAAACGCCCATTGACTCAAGATCTGGGGAAAACCGCTGTTGAGAAGTAACTGGTCTTACTATTCCTGCTTGCAAAACACTAGGGAGGTTAGTTTCTGCCTGCATTTGCTTTTGCATTTGTTGCAGTTGCAAGCCAATCATCTTGTCCTGGAGTGCCTGCTGAGTAGCACCACGGTAGGCTTGCTGTCCTGCTTGCAGACCCTGAGCTACAAGTTCGCCTGTAGACCTGCGAACTGGACTTCTTCCTGATCCTGCAAGTAAGGTAAGGCCGAGGTTTAGCAACCCTTGGTCTTGCGCTTGCTGCCTTAGTTTTTCCTGTTCATCTGCGCCCAATAAACCTCCCATATAGGAAGGCATCTGACCAAATACGCCACCAAGGAAGTTACTAGTTGACACTGTTATCTCCCAAGCAAACCAAGCAATCCACCAGCAGCAGCACCAAGACCTGTGCCTAAACCAGGAACCATGCTACCTAGTTTTGCCCCAGTAAGAGCGCCGCCAAGTGCTCCAGCAAGCGGGTTAGAGTAAGTTGGCTGAATGGTCTGCTGACCCATAGGTGCGCCATACGCAGAACTCAAGAAACTCTGTAAGTTCGAGTAAGGCTGTTGTTGTTGGTAGTTAAACTTCTGGATTGCGTCTGCAAGCGCCGCTTGTTGGTACTGCTCTGTTGTCTGACCAACTTGTGCGAGTTGTGCAATATCCGTGTAGTCCTGTGCTGCCATGCCTGGTGCAGCACCAATTGCTGCCTGTTGTCTTGCTCGCTCTTGTTCGTACAAGTTAGCACCCAAGCCAAGCGCAGACATCTGTCTTGCTCGCTCATCTCCGTAGTTCTGATAAGCAAGTTGTCCTGCCTGACTGGTTAGCGCATTTGCTAACGCACCTTGTGCCCTTGCTTCTTGGCTCATAAGTGCTTCGTTTGTTCCGTAACGTCCAGCAGCAGAAGCCCTAGACCGCATTTGGTTGATAGCGTCCTGATAAGACTGCGCGGCCTGCGTAAACCCAGGCTGTAGTGCTTGAGTCAGATAAGGATTAGGCCCAAGGAAACTACCGCTTAACGTGCTTTGTAGAACAGGGTTGAATTGGCCTTGTAAGGTTGCCGCTTGGCCCCCACCAATCTGACTCGCTAACTGTTGTTGCGCCAAAGGCACAAGCGGGTTGCCTTGCATAGCCCTTGTCTGCATGGCAGAAAGCGCAGCCTGCGTCTGTTGGGATGGGCCAACATAGGTTTGGCCTGTATAGGCTTTCGGGCCTCCAGTAGCGTAGAGACGTTGAGCCTCGGATAGACCATATTGGACATAAGGGGCTTGAGACGGGTCTAATTCCGTCCTCGTCACCGTGTTTGTTGAGCCACCAGACATATCAAACCTCTCTTACCCACTTACGGGGCCGAAAACCTAACGCCTTAGCTTTGCGATCCCAGCCTTTACGCCACGAATCAAAGCTGATAGTCCTTGCGCCACCTTCTCTCGCAAGAACGAGAACATGATCCATGCCTGCATCAAAATCTCCCTTGCCATAAGCGCACCAAATATGCAAATTATCGCCGATAGGCTGAAGAACAACAAACCCGCAAGGATAACTGTCCTCAAAGTACATCCAAAGAAGCGATCGTCCCGCAAAACAGTCTGCGTAAATGTCCTCCGGTATCCACTGCTCCGGACTTTTCTTGAGAATGACTTCCAATCCTGCCCTAACGAACGGCCAAATCTTCCTAAGTTCTTCGGGTTTGATGTATCTTGCATTCATCCAACCACCACATACCCGTAGGTCATGTTTGATGTGGAATTTGGGTAATGCGTAATCGTTGCGCTGCCATTCGTCACGCTAGAAACGTAAATAAGAGGGCCGTCTGATATGTGCTGCATAGTCAGAATGACTGAAGGCGTAGCCGGTCTTGTCGGGCTTGACTGCGGCCCTATGTATTCAAGCCTAACCTGAGTGCTTGTTGCTGCCCAGATAAGCTCAACGTAGTCATTAGCCGCAAGATCAACAAAAAGGTTCAACGCTGCAATCAAATGCCCGTCTGTACCACCGTGAGAATTAGGAATCGAGAACTGCGAATTAGAGTTTGCTAGATCTGTACCGTTTTTTCTCAGCCACAGATCAGCGTCATGGATCTGCGTATCAGCGTTTGCAAACTGAACGGAAAACTGAAGGTTGTATTTTCCTGCTGCCCTGACATTGATTCGGCTAGAGTTGGAAATATAGACGTTGTTGCTTAAGTCAGTGTTTGAAAGCGTAACCGCATACGATGCAGTCGTGCTTGCAGCCGTTTGGTCGTTAACGTCATAAAACGAGCCAAAGGGCAATCCGCTTACATAAGCATTGGCAGAGTAAGGGATAAGAATAATCTTGCTCTCTACCCCTATCCTAGCGTCTGTTATCGTGGTTGTGGTGGCGTTTCCTGTGTTGAGCGTTACCGTTCCGGTGTTATTCGTCTTACCGTCCATGATGCCACGGACAATCTCAGCAACGGCTCGTTGGTCGCCACCAAAAGGAGGTAGCGTCCGGAAGATCATCGCATCCCCTGCGGAATAATAGTTACGTCTAAACCCACCGCAGACGACCAGACCCCAGTAGGTATTGCTTTCACTCGATGATAAGTTCCTGCCGAGCGTAACCCGATACGGTTATCGGTGTTGCTGGAGTAAGTCGAGCCCGTAAAGTCTGTTTGTTGGTTCAGCCTTCTACGAGAGTTCACTTGTACCGAGCAAGAACCACCGTCAATCACAGGCCGAATCAGCGTCATCACTGAAGGCATGTCGTTTAAGGATAAGTCTGGGGTAACAATGTTTGCAGTCAGTGCAGACCCAGAGAAAGCCACGATTTTTGTGCCTAGCGTCCCTGTCAATAGATTCGATGTCACCGTATAACCGAATGAATCTAGGCTTGCAGGAAGCGTATCAATACTTCCGTATGCGTCTAGTTGCTCTAAAGTAAGGCCAGATGATGAGGTTGTTGTGATTGCTGTCGAAGATGCAATCGTGTCAACATTCACCTCAGCGTAAGACCACTTTGATAAGTTGAAGTTGTAGATCAAAAGCGCGGTTGTTTGGTCTACGGTCTTAAAACACCAGATAACAAGGTTCTTAAGCGGGTCTACAGCAGCAGACATTGTGGATAACTGCGATATATCCACCGTGTTAAAGAACCAACGATCAACCTTCTCGACCGAAATAGACTGCACAGTCTGCCCGTTACAGACGTAAAACCCGTCGTCAGACAAAAAGAAGCTCGACCCTGCGTATTGAATGATCGAGTTGGGTTCCATGCACCCTAACCCTCGTGAGATTGTGTCGAACTGGAATACAAGTGGGCTCCCAACGTAAGACATACGGACAACCGCACGATCCATAAACACAATACCAAACTCACCGCCGGTTATGCCCTTGACATGCCCACCGTCTGGGATGTCCTGGTAGTCCGATTGTGTTGCAGCCGATGGTGTCCAGTCAGTCTCATCACCCAACGCACACCACTCCACGCGATTAGGGTAGACCGTTGCCCCGTTATTAAAGCCAGCAACTACAAAGTCCCTGACCGTCGTTACATACCTAGACTTAGGCGCAGCAGCACCGAGGTCTGCAAAGAGCGTAGACGAACCCATGAGATAACCCTGGAGTCTGTCACCACCATTGGCCGCAATCACTCGGTTACCAAACTGGGTAAAGCGCCACTTCTGATCTGATGGCGTTGTGTAACCACCAGACTTAGAGATGTCAGAAAGGCTAAGGTTTGTCTCTAACTTAAATAACTTGGTATCGCCGCCAGCAAAAACAGTAACAGCCTCGCTAGGCGCAGCAGCCGCAACCACAGAATTAAGCGTCTCAGCAGCGGCATTAGACCACTCAGAAGGCGTAGACAAAGGCCCATAGCCTACTTGCTGAGGAATAACGTTCTTAGCGTCTACAAGCGCACCAGCAACCCCAGGTTGATCTGGTAGCCACTCGCCAAAGTTAACTCTCATCGCTTCGCCACCGTCATGGTTAGCGGCACACCTGAATACTGACTCTCTTCGTCAGACCTTGTTAGCGAGAAGATTGCACGATCATAAAGCGTACCCCAGGTCTGTAGCCTGGGATCATTCATCAAGTAAGGTTCTGCTTCGCCTAATGACGCATAGAGAAGTGCATCCGGACAGGTCGTAAGCCAGAGATTTGTCGTGTTGCTTGTAGAAAGAAACGCAGGGGAGGCGTAGTACAGGATCTTGATCGTGTAATCGCTGTCAGGAATTGGGGCAAACTGAATCGTAGACCCAAGGACGGTATAGAAAGCCGGTACACCACTTTGGTTCGTCCTACCGTTCCGAATGAAGATGCTCGGCGTTGAGAACGTAATAGGGAAGTCGGGGTCAGAGTCAACGTACACATCCCTTGCTTGCAGGAAGTCACTAGGGAGGTTAATTGTCGAGACTCCACCGGTCGCCGTAACCGATGTTTGCGTAAGCATTTGCCGCAAGCGTAAATCTCTACGGAGTCGAATCTCTGCGAGTTGGATGAAGTCAGGGATCGCGGAAGTAAGATCATCTCGCGAGAGATAATTAGCTATCGTTGTCTGTAGATCGCTGTAGGTGCTTAGGGCCATATTCGACATCGCTCCACCGGTATTCGTGCGTCCCGATGTGTCCTATTTCGAGGCTCAATTCGTGATCCACGAAAGTTTTTATCCCGTGATCTAAGGCTTTCACGCAAAAATGCACATCTTCGCCAATTAGACCACCCGCCCCCCATACTACATCAAACCAAGGCTGCGGCATAGCGTCAAACACAGACTTATGGGTTAGCACAACCCCAAAACCCACAGCAGTCACCTCTTCGATACCCTTTTTACCTCGACTCTCGATCTTCTCGAAGATCTCTTTATCCTCGTAAAAGTTGATCGCCGTCGGAAGAACTGGTTTACGTCTTGTGACTGCATTCACCCCGACGATCTTTTGGCCGTGAGCTAACAGTCGTTCCAACGTGTTCTTAGGGAACCTCATATCCGAGTCCACCCAAAGGATGTACTCAGCACCGTCTGCTAACGCTTCTTTGGCTAATGACTCTCTTTGACTAAAGATGAGTGTTCCTGGTGCGGTGTACAAGAGGAACGATCCGCCTGTTGTCGCGCATCTGTTGGCCCCGTCATATGCTGCCAGTCGAGCCATGTCGAAGGCAGTCCCCGTCATCATCGTGTCCCGACATGGGACACAAAAGGCTATCTTCATACTTTCCCTGGTCTAGTTCTAAAGTGTCTGTTCTCTGGGTCGTTCATCCACGCCCTGAACTTCTTCTCGTCTGCGATAGCAAAGCCTCGCATGATTCCTTGTTTGTTTAAGTCGTCAACCACCGCAAAGGGTAGTTGAGCGTATCGCGTCCACTCACCCCAACGCTCTCGCTCATCTGTCGCGTTATAAAGTGCTTTGTTCTGCTCAACAATATCCGCTATGTCTTGAGTTCGCTCAAAGACATACTGGTCGTCGGTTGCATGAAATTTAGTTTTGAGCATAAAAAAAGGGAGGTTGTTACGCCTCCCTCTTTTTTACCACAGTTTTTGTTACGCTGTCTTGAGGTCAGCCAGGATACCGTGAGCAGCCTCGTTACGCATCTCCATCGTGAACTCAGCAAGGATCTGAGTTTTCTCGGAGTCACCAGTTTTGGCAAGCTCGTTGGTCTGGAAGGGACGCAGATAACCAATTGCTGCGTATTCCGGATCAAGGATGAACGCGTCACGGCTACGAACGAAACGATCTGGGACTACAGAGATCGAACCGAAGTCGCTCAGGTACACATCAGCCGCGCCGATGATGGTTGTCGGTGCATCTGAAGGAGCCATGTAACGCTGTGCTGCGATACCTGCGAAGGCCGAAACGGTCTGCTTGAGTGCAGGGCCAACAACGAGGATCTTGGGGCTACCGCCAGAGGTGTAAACCTGCTGAACGCCATCCTTGAGGATTGCCTCGGTAAAGGTACGGGTCGTACCGTCCGAACGGGTCGAAACACCGATGGTGGTGGGGTTAGCACCGTCACTGGTGTTGTAGTTCGAATTGGTCTTGAGCCAAGACAAAAGCGAACCCATCTTGCGAGCAGTCGACGAGTTACCAGCACTACGGCCTTGGTTAGCAGAAATGATGGTTTCCTGGTCACGCTTGAGTTCTTGCGAAGCCTTCGAGAGTTGATAAGCCTTCTCTGCGCGACGGCCTGCAAGGTCAACTGCCATCATGGTTCCTGACACCTGGATCGTCTTAGCAACGATCTGTGTGTAGTTACCGAGACGAGTCGTCGGGCTGATGGTTGCTGCTGTTGCGTCGTCACCTTCAACCTGTGCGTTGTTGGTTGTTGCTGCTGCCAACG